CCAACGCACGAATAACCCTGATAGTAATCCAAAACGCGAGGTAAGTATGGGCCGCCGCGGACCACCACCTAACCCAAACAGCAAGCGCACGCGAGACACGCTGAAGCACGCCGCTACGCTCGGCATCGCTAATCAAGCAAAACCGGCGGCTGATTCCGATGCCACGCCAAAGGCCCCTGCAGACGTCGCGGCGAGGCCGGTGGCCGCCGCCTATTGGCAGGCTCACGCCGACAGCCTGGCTGGCTTCGGCCGGCTGCGAGCTGACAACGTCGAAGGCCTCGCCCTGCTGTCGCACCTCTACGCCGACTGCCGCGATCTCGCGGAGCAGCTCGCCGCCGAGGGCTGGATGACAAGCACCGAAAAAGGCCAGCAGGCCAACCCGGTCGCGAGGCTACTGCGAGACGCTCGCCGCGACTTCGTCAGCCTGGCCCGCGAGTACGGCCTGACGCCGGCGGCCGAGACCCGATTCCCGCCGGAGGCCACAGAGCATGGCGAAGAAGACGCCGAAGAGGCCGCGCTCAGAGCCTTCTGCGGCTGAGCCCGGCTCAGACCGGCCAGAGTACGTGCCTGGCTACACGTGGGATGCCGAGGCCGCGGCGAAGCCTGCCGAGTTCATCGAAAGCCTCTGCCGCATTCCCAGCCAGGACGGTGGCGACCCGCAGCCGGTGACGATCATCCCGTGGCACCGCGACAACGTGATCGCGCCGCTGTTTGGCTGGAAGCGTTCAGACGGCCGCCTCCGCTATCGCCGCGGCGCCGTCTTCGTCCCCAAAAAAAACGCGAAGACGTTTCTGATGTCGCAGCTCGCGCAGTACCTGCTGACGTCGCATCTTCCACACGCCGACGTGTACCCAGCCGCAGTCGATCGTGAACAGGCTCGCATTCTCTACCGGATGCTTAAACGCTCTGTCGAATCGTCGCCGCTGTCAAAGGTGCTCGAGGTGGTCGACTCAAAGAGCATCATTCGCAACAGGAAGCACGGCAACATCCTCCGCTGCCTTAGTGCCGACAGTTGGAGAAACGAAGGATTGAATGGAAGTGTGATAATCGACGAGATCCACGCCCACCGCACTGACGAGCTCGTCTCGGCGTTGACCTACGCCACTCGCGCGACGCCGAACGGCCTGGTGCTCGCGATCAGCACGGCCGGCGACGACCGCAAAGGCCCCGGATACCAGTGGTGGCAGGATGCCGAGCTGGTCATGAACAACCCGGCCGCCAACCCGACCTTTTTTGGCCTGATCTATGCGGCCAAGCCCGACGACGACTTTGACGACCCAAAGGTCTGGCGGAAGGCGAACCCGTCTATGGGAATTACCTTTCCAGAGGAAGAGTTCCGGGCCGACTGGCAGGACTCATTGACCAACCCTGTCAAGAGAGCGCGATGGCTTCGCTATTCGCTCAATGTCTGGACCACGCCAGACAACAGGTGGTTCACGCCCGAGGCCTACGCCCCGTGCGTCGCGCCGCCACCGCTTCCGCTGGAGGGCCGGTCGTGCTTTATCGGCCTTGACCTTGCCGACCACCTCGACCTGACGGCAGCCGTGGCGCTCTTCCCCGACGGCCAGGGCGGCTACGACGCCGAGGCCATGTTCTGGATGCCGGAAGAAAACGTCACTGAGCGCGAGAAGGAGGCCCGCGTGCCACTCCGCCAGTGGATCGCGGACGGCTGGATCAAGACGACGCCGGGCGTGCGTCTCGATCACGACCAGGTCGCCGCGGATCTCATCGCATACTCGCAGAAGCACCAGTGCCGAGGTGTCGGCGCTGACCCGTGGAACCTCGGCAGCGTGGCAACGCAACTTCAACGATCAGGCCTTCAAGTGCACGCTATCGGGCAGTCGGTTGGCCGCATGACGGCGCCCAGCAAACTGCTCGAGGTGATGATCCACGAGAAGAAGTTCCGGTGCCCGTCTCCGGTCATGCAGTGGATGGCTGGGAACGTTTGTCTGTACGTCGATCACCAGGGCAACCAGAAACCGGACAAGGGCAGGTCTCAAGAGAAGACAGACGGGATCGTCGCGACCGTCTGCGGTCTGGCGGTCTCGATGACGGCGGAGCCGGAGGCGAGCGCGGACTCATGGCAAATAATCGAGCTGTGACGAAAAAGGCGACGGCCAAGCCGAGAACGCCGCGAGCTGGCAAGAAGCTCGAGCAGTACGCACTTCGTGCCCTTGCCGATCACCTGCCGATCGGTGCCATTCTCCAGACCGACACAATGTCGGCGGAGGTGGCCGTCCGCGTCACGTGCATTCTCGCCTGCGTGCGGTTCATTGCCAGCTCGCTGTCGTGTATGCCAACCGAGATCATCCGCCGGCGGCCGGGCTTCCCGAAAACGCACTGTCACGACCTGCCCTGCTACGACGTTTTGACATGGCGGCCTAACTCGTGGCAGTCGGACTTTGAGTACAAGGAAACGACCAGCTACCACCTTGCCCTGTACGGCCGGGCCTACTCGCGGATCGTCGCCGGCGACAGCGGGTTTTGCTCGTCGCTCGAGCCGCTGCACCCCAGCCGCATGACGTGCATGAGAGGGGCGGAAGGGCTCATCTACCGATACCTCCTGCCGCGTGGCACGTACAAGGATTTCCAGCAGAGCGAGATCGTGCACTACCGCTGGATGAGCGACAACAGCTACGAGGGCCAGCTCCCCGCCGAGCTCTGCGCGACGAGCGTCGCGCTGGCCCGCAAGCTCGACCTGGCTGCGACGTCATTCTGGGACAACAGCGCGAGGCCCGACGGCGTGATCGAAACGCAGGAAGAGATTCCTGCCGAGGCTCAGGCCCGTTTCCGCGACCAGTGGCGGGAGATCTACGGCGGGCCGAAGAAGCGCGGGTCGACCGCGATCCTGCCCAAGAAAACGCAATTCAAGGCGATCGACAGCAACAGCAACGAAGCCAACCAATTTATGGAGCTTCGCAAGTCGATGCTGCCCGACATCGCCCGAGTCTACGGCATCCCTACGACGCTGCTGGGCGACGACGCAATGGCGAAGTACAGCAACGTCGAGCAGGAGTTCGTGACCGCCCACGTGTTCGGTCTGCTGCCCTGGCAGAAGCGTTTCGAGGGCGCGATCGACAGGTCGATCCTGCGGACCTACGACAACCCAATGGACGGCCGCCACTACTGTCGGCTCGACAGCCGGGCACTACTTCGTGGCGACACGCAGGCCCGCGTGGCGCTGTACCAGTTCCTCTTCAACTGCGGCGCGATATCGCCCAACGAGCTGCGAGACCTGGAAGACCTTGACCTGCTGGAGAACCCAGCAGCGAACGCCACCTACATGCAGCTCGGCTTTGCACCGCTGGGAACGTCGGCCACCGGAAACGCACCTGACGTTCAGCCTGACCAAACGCAAACGCAGTTTCCGGCCGACACGATCGAGCCCGAGGACGTACCAGACGCAGAAACGGAGCCGACCGATGCCTGAAAACGAAATCGAACGGCGCTACGTGCCCACGGTCGTCGAGCCGATCGAGCTCGAGGAGCGGTCCGCGGCCTCGCCGATGATCAAGGGCATCAGCCCGCCGTTCAATTCCAAAAGTGAAGACCTTGGAAATTTCCGAGAGGTCTTTGCCCCCACGGCATTCGACAAGGTGGTCGGCCGCCACCGGAACGACCCGCGCGGCGGCATGGACGTCGTGGCCCTGTTCGACCACGAAGGCCAGCCCATCGGCCGGACCACGAACGACACGCTGAAGCTGGCGATCAGCGAGCGTGGGCTCGCCTACTCGATCAGCCCGCCCGACACCACGCTCGGCCGCGACATCGTGACGCTCGTCCGCCGAGGTGACCTCTACGGTGCCAGCTTCGCGTTCTCGGTGGCCCCAGGCGGCGAGCAGTGGACGCAGGAGGCCGACGGCTCGGCCGTGCGGACCATCAGCGAGGTGGGCAACCTGTACGACGTTTCGGTCGTGACCCGGCCCGCCTACCCGCAATCCTCAGCCGCCCTCCGATCGCTGGAAGCGTGGCGGGCCGAGAACCTGACGAGCCACGAGCTCGAGCAGCTCGTCGAGCAGCAGGCCGACGCCGCGGCAGACAAGCGTCGCCGCTGGTCCTACGCACTGACAGCAGCGGCCGCGAAGCTCGTCTCTGCGAGGCTCAAGTCGAATGCTCCACGAATCAAGTAGATCGTGCCGCAAGTGCGGAAGCCGCTGCCGCGTGATCACGTCGCGCCGTGCAGGCGATGACCAGGTCCAGCGTCTGGAATGCACCTGCTGCCACGCCCGCCGGAAACGATTGGTCCCCGCCACCGAGATCTGGAGCCGAAAGCGATGATCGCAGAAGAATCAATCGCCAACGTGTCGGCGCGGCTCAACGTCTTCTTTGCGTCTGCCCGCGAGCAGGCCAAGGACGGCCTTTCGTGGCAGGAGTTTGGCAGCTTGCTCGTGCAGTTGCTCTGGATGGCCGTCGAGGGGCTGGACGCTGTGGCATCGCTGACAGGGCCACAGAAACGCGAGGTCGCCGTGACGGCCGCCGCTGTGTTGTTTGACTCACTGGCCGACAAGGCCGTCCCCGTGGCCGCGTGGCCAGCGTGGATGCTGCTGCGGCCGGCTACTCGCCTGCTCGTGCTGTCGCTCGCCGCTGGTGCCGTCGAGGCCCTGCTCAGAATCTCCAGGAGTTCCACATGATCACCGGCCTACTCGTTCTCGCGGCAATCGCGTTCCTGTTTTGGCCCAAGGGCGGCGTTACGAATCCTCTGCCTAAATCTCTTTCGGCCGAGGATCTGTTCCGCGTTCCTCCAATGGCCACGCCGGCCGCGACGGTGGCCCCGGATGCCCGCGAGGCGATCGACAGCCTGCTCGAGGTCCGCGACCAGTTGGCGGCCGTCAAGAAGCTGGACGAGGAAGCATCCAAGGCAGTCGACACGCTCTGGCTCGACCTGCTGCACGGGAGCGAGAAGAAATGAACGACCGCCAGAAATACATCGCCGTCGCGGTATTGGCCGGCGGCGCGGTGCTCGCGGCCTGCGTGGAGTATTGGCCGCGGCCTGCCCCCAGCCCGACACCCGCCGCTGGCCTCAACCTTCGCGGCAAGTTCATCGGCCCATCGGCCCCGGACGACGCCGCGGCGTTTGCTGGCCTGTGCCGCGGCGTGGCCGAGGCCCTCGACAAGGACGGGGCCGCAGCCGCCCCGCGGATCACCACCGCGGCCCAGCTCGAGGACGTCCGCATCGCCACGAGCGAGGGCATGTTCCTGCCCGAGAGTTTCACTCGCAATCAGCCGCACGTCTCGGCAGCGGCCGGTCGGTTCCTCGACCAGGCTGTCGGCACCAGCGGTGGACCGATCGACCCGGCGGCCCGTGGCAAATGGTGCGACGCTCTCCGCGAGCTGGCCCGAGCGGCCGAGGAGGCCGTCCGGTGAAAATCTCTGACTTCGTCTGGGAAATGATGGACAACGCGCTCTACATCATGCACCTGTTCGCCGTGCTGTGCGTCGGTGCTTCTGCCGTCGCGTGCCCGGTGCTGCTGTACTCACTGCTGGTCGAGATCCGCGAGCTGCGAAAAGAGATTCCTGAGTCGTGCCAGTGCCGGAGCGACGGCCCCGGCCCAGTTCTGCCGCGAGTGCTTCCGCGTCTTCGCCGCATCGGCGAGGAGGCGGACTGATGAGCCACCGCAAAGCGGCCTGGACATTCTCGGCGCTGGCGTTTGTGGCGCTGGCGGCCATCGTCGGCGCCGTCGTCGACCACTACACCCACCGCGTCCTGCGGCGCGTCGACAACTCGTTCGGCTACCGGCCCGACCCAGTGGGCGTGCGGACGTTCCTACAAGAGCTCGACCGGCCGACGTTCCGCGAGGCCGGGGCCGACGCCGTCCGCCAGGCCAAGGGCCTCGACGTGTTTCTCTACCGGGCGACGAACAAGGCCTACCAGCGGACCTACGGCGAGCCGTGGACCTCTTGGAATCAGGGCAACGCGGGGACGTGCGTGTCGATGGCGTTTGGCCTTGGATGCCAGACCGCCCTGGCGACTGACTGGCTGGCTGGCAAGGGCCAGCCGCCGATGGCCGTGGCCACCGAGCCGATCTATGGCGGCGCCCGCACGTTTGGGATGGGCCAGCCCACGCAGTTCGGCGGCGACGGTGCCACCGGATTCGGCGCGGCTCGCTGGATTTCTGGCAAATGCAAAACGCCGGACGTCGGCGGCGTGCTGTTCCGAAAGCCATACGGCTCGGTTGATCTGACGAGCTACTCGATTCCGCTCTCGCGGGAGTGGGGCTCGCGGGGCGTGCCCCTCGAGCTCGCCAAGTTGGCCCACCAGAATCGGTGCTACGCCGTTGCCCAGGTGCAAACGTGGGAGGAGCTGGCGTCCGCCCTGGAGTCAGGCTACCCGGTGGCTGTTTGCTCTCAGGTTGGGTACGGCCCGACGCCGCGGCAGCGTGACTCGCTCGGATTCCTGACCCGCGGGACGTCGTGGAGCCACGCGATGCTCGTCTGGGGAATCCGGCACCAAAAGAACGGCGGCGGCCGCGATGGTGCGCTCATCCAAAACTCTTGGAATGTGTCGTGGGTGGACGGGCCGCGGTGGCCGAGTGATCAGCCCGAGGGCTCGTTCTGGACGAGTAAGGAAAACATTGAAGCCGCCATGCGTCAGGGCGACTCGTGGGCGATCTCTGGCACCACGTTTGAATACAAGAAACTCGACAACGCCGACTGGGGGCTCGCTCAATGAACCTGATCCTGTGGGCAATCTTTGGTGCCATCGTTGGCGGCATCGCCCGCGGCCTGCTGCCGTCGAAGCTGCCGACCGGCTGGCTGCCGACGATCGCCGTGGGCGTGGTTGGCAGTGTTGCCGGCGGGCTGCCATTCGGCACCGGCCCGGCCGGGTTTGTCGGCTCGATCATCGGGGCTGTCGTGGTTCTCTACTTGCACCGCATCTGGAGCGAATCGAATGTCTGACGCACAGAAGAAACTTGCCGTTGCCGCTGTCGTGATGATCGCTGCCACGTGGTGGCTGGCCACTGCTCCAGACTCACCGATCCGGCCCCAGCCGCCGCGGCCGGATCGCCCCGTGCTGCGATTCATTGCCCGCGTGGCTGGCGTGGCCGCACGATTCGGCCTGACCGCTCTGCTGTTTGCCGAGCCGGCCCCCGATGCCGATGAGGTGCAGCTCGCCCACGCGGTCGTCGGCACCGACGGCCATCTCGTTCTCTCGAATGCGAGGTGGTAAATGCACGCTCTGTGGCACTGGATTCTGTACGTGCTGGCGTGGGCGTCTCACGACCCGTCGAGCATCGCCGCCGAGCGTGCGAGGGCCGCTGGCTGCGTGACCGTGGCGTATGCGTCTCTGGCACAAGAGCCCGCCCGCGAGGCTGAGAAGCCAGCCGCACCGGCTGCCTGCCCCTGCGGTGGCAAAGGCTACGTAACGCGGCCTGACGGCTCACGGTGGGCTTGCAAGTGCGGCACGTGCCCCGACGGCAAGTGCAGAAAAAATCTACCGTAGAACGGGCCAACTTCGACGGCCAGCCGAGACCGGGGACAGTGTGCGAGTCGTTCACGACACCGCTCCACATTCCCGAGGACAAACATGAACAAGCTCCGCCTGGCCCAGGACGAAATCTCCGCCCTCATCCCGCAGATCGAGAACCTGCGGAACGTCGATCCTTCCGATGACAAGGACGGCGCCGCGGCGGCCGCCCTGGAAAGGGCGCTGACGCGTGCGGACGAGCTCAACGTGGTCGTGGAGCGCGAGAACGCGATCGAAGCCCGCCTCTCGGCGGCTCGGTCGAAGCTCACCAACGTCTCCGACAGCGAGCCCCGCGCCGCGGTCGAGAAGGGCGAAGTGACCGGCGACCGTGCGGACATCCGCTCGGGCGTGAAGGCCTTCAGCTCCGCCAAGGCAGCCGCCCTGGTTGGTGGCTACCTCCGGCAGCTCTACACCGGCGAGATCCGGGCGATGGGCGAGACGTCCAGCACCTACGACGCCAAGGGTGCCGAATACGTCGTCACCGAGCTCTACAATGCCATCGTCAACCGGCTCCAGTACGCGTCGGTCGGCCTGCAGCTCGCCACGGTGATCCGGCCCGCCGGTGCCAAGATCAATTTCCCCAAGGTTGGCGACGCCACTGCCAGCTTTGTGGCTGAAGGCTCGGCGACGACCGACCAGGACCTGTCGACGAGCGCGGCAGACCTGACCCTCTACGAGATGCGGGCCAGCGTGGCCGTGTCTCGCAGCCTGCTCGAGGACTCGCCGATCGACGTGGCTGGCCTCGTGGCCGAGCGGTTCGCTCTGTCCTACGCCCAGAAGTTCGACGCCACGTGGCTCGGTGGCAACTCGTCCAGCCCGTCCATCACCGGCCTTGCCGGTGCGGTGGCGGCTGGCAACACCATCACCGTCGGGGCATCGGCCGCGACCACGCTCAACAACCTGGCCGACGTGGTCGGCAAGGTCGACGAGACCGTGATGGGGACCAGCTCGTGGGTCGCCAGCCGTGCCGGCTTCGTCGACCTGATGAAGCTGTGGTCGGCCCAGCAGACGACCATGACGGTCGGCGGCGGCCGCGTGGTGCCCACCGTCTTCGGTGCTCCGGTCTACATCGTCAAGGGCCTGCCCTCGACGACGCTGGCCCTCTACGGTGACTTCGCCATGTCGACGGTGGTAGGCATCAAGGACACCGGCCTCGAAATCGAAGCCGGCCGAGAAATCCTGATGCGTAACCGCCAGGTGCTCTACGTGGCGAACACCCGGTTCGGCGTGGCCAACCACGCCCCCGAGTTCGTCGGCCGGCTCGCCAAGGCTGCCAGCTAAGCCCGGCAGCGTGACGTGAACAACTGACGCGGCCGGTGGTGGTCACCCGCCACCGGCCGCATCTCTACACCCAAGGAATCCGCGCCGTGCCCAACATGAAATTCGTCCGCGACGGCTGGGGCCACAAGGCTGGCGACGTCGTCGACAAGCTGCCCGACTTCGCCCAGGTGCTCGAGCAGGAGGGCTACGCGGTGGAAACCACCGAGGCCCCGACCGTCGAGCATTCAGTCGCCCCCGAGCCGGAGAAGCGTACCGCGAAGCTGGAGAGGTGATCCATGCGTCTCCGCTCTCTTGCAGTCGCCACGCAGCCGGTCGTCGAGCCTGTCTCGCTGGCAATGGCCAAGGGCCACCTGTCGCTCCTGCCCGAGCAGGAGGAGGACGACACGCTGATTGTGTCGATGATTGCCACGGCCCGCAGGCTGATCGAGCGGCGGCTGGGCGTGGCCCTGGCCCCGCAGCAGCTCAGAGCCAAGTTTGACGCGACCGACGGCACCGGCTGGACCCGCGGCCCTGACAACGTAGGCCCCGTGGTGCTCCGGCTGCCTGTGGTGCCCGTGCTGACCGGCGGCAGCTACCCGGTGGCACTGGATGTCGACGGCACGGCCGTGAGCTCGTCCACGTACACCGTCGACGCCGACGCTGGCGAGATCCGGTTTGCAACCGCTCCGCAGATGTCGGAACTGACCACGCTGACGATCACGTATTGGGCCGGCCAGACTCAGGTCTCGCCGCAGCTCAAGACGGCGATGCTGCTGTATGTCGGCCACCTGTACGCAAACCGCGAGGCCGTGATCGCCACAGGTGCCCAGCCGGTCGCCATCCCGATGGCGTTTGAGACGCTACTGGCCAGCGAGTCTGTCAGCGGGAGGTGGTAATGGCCATTCCAGCCGGCAGCCTGCGCGAGACGGTGGTGATCGAGAAGCAGACCGAGACGCGGAACGCGTTCGGAGAGGCAGTCTCGAGCTGGTCGACGCACGCGACTAGGCGGGCGGCCGTCGAGTCGATCAGCTACTCCGAGACGCAGCGGCAGAACCGCATCGGAGGGGCCGCCACGTGGGTCGTCCGCTGCCACTACGTGGAGGGCGTGAGCGGCAAGATGCGTGTGCGTTGGAAGAGCCGTGGAGACCGCTACCTCTACATCTCGTCGGTCGTCGAGATCGGCCCACGGCAAGAGCACGAGCTCACGTGTGAGGAGAAGGCCACTTGATTGGCGTATCTCTCAAGAACGACCCGGCGGCCGAGTGCCAGGCGATGATCGCCCGGTTCAAGGAGTTCCCACGACACCTCGCCAAGAAGCACGTTCAGGCCTCTATGCGGCGTGCGATCAAAGACGGCATCCCGGCGATGCGGGCGGTGACGCCCCCTATTGGTGCCCGTCGTGGCCGCCGCAAAAAGGGCGAAAAGCGATCGACCGGCGCCCTGCGTCGATCAGTCACCACTAAGGCAAAGTACGTCGCCAAACCTACCCACGGGGCCGTCTACGGCGTGGTTGGCTACAAGGGCGGCATAGAGTCTCGTAAAGCCATCTGGCTGCAGTACGGAACGCGGCGAGGTCTGGCATCGCGGCAGATGCTCGAGCAGTTCCACCAGCAGTACGACAAAGTGTCGCTGGCCAGGCTGACGACCGAGCTGGCCGTTGGGATCGAAAAGGCTGCAGCAGAGCTGGCAGCCGGCAAGAACCCCGGGAAGAAGTAATGCCATACCCAGAACAGTGGCTTAAAGCTGCGATCGAGATTGCCAGCGGCTGCCTGGCGTGGCCGATGGAGGCCCCCGAGGGCGCCGCCCTGCCCTACGTGATCTACGGCCGGACGTCCACGCAGCGCGAGACGATCATGGCCGGGGCGACGGCGATCAATATGAGGCCATCGGCACAGTTCTCTGTGCTGCTGTACGCGTCCACGTACTCCGGCGTGAAGACGCTGGCAGACGCCGTGCGCGTCGCCCTGCACAACTTCAACGGCACCGCCAACGGCGTGACAATCCGCGAGTGCCTGATCACCGAGGAGCTCGACGGCTCACCCGACTACCTCGACGGCCAGGACAAGCCAACGTACACGGTTGAGCATACGTACCAGATCCGCTGGGAGGAGTAATCCATGCCGGACATCGTTGATTCGCAGGGAACGACGTTTACTTTCAACTCCGTCACGTTTGTCGCCAAGAACGTCAAGGTCAAGCGGACTCAGGCCTACATTGACACGACACCGCTTTCGGCGGCCGCCGGATCGACTCGGATTCTCCAAAAGGCTCCGCTCGTCGATGGCGACCAGATCACCTTGGAGTACATGGGCACAACTGCACCAGCGCGTGGCACTGCTGCCGCGATCGCGTGCTCGACGCTCGGCATCAGTGGCAGTGCCGTCTGTGAGGACTTCGAGCTGACCGCCGCAGTGGGCGAGCTGATCATGGGCAACGCCACGTTCAAGCTGACCGGCACCTGATCGGCCGGGAGGTGACCCGTGCCAGACATTCCAAGCAGTCAGGGCGCCGTCCTGTCGTTCCGCGGCCAAGTGCTCGGCGTGCTGCAGAACGCCAACCCGTCGTTCAGTGTCGGCAACAAGCACGAAGTGACGAGCATGCGCTCGCCGGTCACTGGTGCCGGCCAGAACGCCCGCGTGCTCCGGCAATACAACGTCACAAGCATCGAGCCCGGCACGATCACGGCTCGATTCTTGGGATCGCCAGACCTCGCCAGAGACGACATTGGTGGGCCGGGCATCCTGTCGTTCACGTGGGGCTCCGGCGCGACTCTGAGCGGTCAGGCGTTTCTCGAAACGCTCGACGCGGAGTTTTCGAAAGGTGAGTTGATCGTGTGGGCGGCCGTGTTTCAGTTCTCTGGGTTTAACTGACGAGGGATCACATGGGTTTGACTGCCGACGACATTCTGGCCATCGACGACATCCGCGCGCCGCAGAAGTTGCACGTGAAGGCGTGGAACCGCGAGGTGTATCTCCTCGACCCGACCGCCGACATCCGCGACGAGTGGGAAATCTTCTGCGCGTCCAACCAGGGCCAGCGGGCGAGCTGGCGGGCGAAGCTGGCCAGCCTGATCCTGTGCGACGAGGGCGGCAAGCGGTTGTTCACAAGCGACGCCGACGTGGCGAAGCTCGGCAAGAAGAACGCCAAGGCCATGCACGAGATCTGGCAGGCCGGTCAGAAGCTGTTGTCGATCACCGACGCAGAAATTGAGGAACTCGAAAAAAACTGAGGAGCCGGCCGGACGACGTCTTTGTCTACCGGCTGGCCCTCGAGCTCGGAATACCAGACCCGGAGGAATGGAAGAAGAAGCTGACGCTGCGGCAGTTGCGGAAGTGGATGGGCTATTGGCGTGTCGAGCCGTTTGGTGACCAGTGGCGGATGGCAGCCAGGACGTCGCTGACGACGGCAGCGGGCATGGGCGCGAAGCCCGACCCGGAGGCCGAGGAGAGATTCTTGCCGAGCTACCGCGACAAGCCGCAGACCGAGGAAGAACTTAGACGTGAGCTGATGAAGATCCCAGCGTTTCGCGAGCAAATGCAGAAGGGCTGACAGTGGCAACGATCGGCAAAGTATCCGCTGTGTTCTCCGCCAACACGTCCGGCCTGGTGTCCGGCACGAACGCGGCTGGCTCCGCGTTTAAAAAGTTGGCTGCAGACGTTGCCGGGCTGCGTTCTGGCATGCTCTCGCTCGTTGCCATTCAAGGTGCCCAGCTCTTTGGACAGGTGGCGTCGGGGGCCATGTCTGCTGCCCGGTCGTTCGTCTCGATGGGTATCGCACAGGCTGACGTGATCGGCAGCCAGAAGGATCTTGCGGCCCGTCTTGGCATGACTTACGGCGAGCTCGCCGGCCTTGGGTTTGCTGGCGCTCAGGTGGGCGTGTCGATGGAGACTATCGGCAAGGCTGCCACTAAGGCCGACGTAGCGTTCATCAAGGCCTCGCAGGGCTCCAAGGTGGCCCAGGCGGCCTTCTCTGGCATTGGGCTGTCTGTGCAGCAGCTCGAGGGCCTCTCGCCTGCCGAGCGGTTCCGGGCGATTGCCGACTCGATTTCTGCCCTGCCGACCGCTGCCGAGCGGAGCCGTGCAGCCATCCAAGTCTTTGGCAAAGCCGGTGCCGAGTTGCTCCCGATGTTTGAGGGCGGCGCCGGGGCGATCACGGCAGCTACTGAAGAGGCGGCCAAGTTTGGGCTGGCCCTCACAAACGAGCAGGCCAACAGCGTCGACTCAATGGGTGACGCGTTTGCTAAGGCGGAAATGGCCGTGCAGGGCATCGTGGGCCAGGTCGTGGCCTATCTGGCCCCGGCCATCCAGGGCGTCACCGATACGTTCTTGAATCTCATTGGAGGAATTGGCGGCGCCAACATTGGCCAGTTCATCGGCGAGGGCATCATGATGGGCGCCCAGTTCCTAGCCGGCATCGCCGACTGGATGATCTCTGGCATCGGCTCCGCGTTTGAATACGCCGGCACAGTGCTAGACGTATTCAATCGTGTCGTGTCCGGTCTGCAGGCAATCTTTTTTGTTGGCGAGACTGTGTTTAAGGGCGTGGCCGCCCTGATTGCTAACGTGATTGCAAACGGCGCCGCGATCATGGACGCCCTGCCCGACTCTGTGGCCGGCACCGGCTGGGCCGAGTTCGGCAAGTCGATGGAAGACTCTGCCAGTCGGCTCTCGTCGGAGGCTGACGCCGCGGCTGGCAAGGCCCTCACGGCCGCCGGCAACGTGATCACTGGCGGGACCAGCAGCGTCGGCACATTCCAGGGAGCCGGGCCGCTGTCGACGATCCTGGCAGACGGCATGGCCAAGGCCAGAGCGGACGCCGCGGCCCCGAGCGTGGTGGAACAGCCAAAGCCCATCACGCCGCCTGCCGGTCCAATAGGGGCCTCCACTGAATCTCTTAAAGCCACCGACAGCCGGTCGAAAGAGGGCATGTCGGAGATGTTCCGCCTGATGCGAAACAGCGGCGTCGACATCGCCGAGCAGCAGCTCGAGGAGCAGCGGAAGACCAACGAGCTGCTCTCCGAGGGCGACGACATGGAAGCCTACGGCATTCTGGGAGCGTAACGCATGGCAGTTGTGGCCGTTTTGGAAACCGCTCGCGGCACTGGCGTCAGCGGCAAGTTCGGCGAGTCGTTCACGTTCACTCGCCGGTGGCTTGTGCGTGTCGACTCCCCGTTCACGCCGCGCACGCTGATTGCTCGCGCCCCCGGCATCGTGTTCGGCGCGGGCCATCCAGACTTTGCCAGCCACAAGGCAATGGAATTCGACTGCACAGAGGAGAGCGGAGACGGCTTGATGTGGTCGATCACGGTGCGGTATTACATCCCGCCGGTCGACAACACGCCTAATCCTGCTACGGGAATGCCGGCCGACAGTTGGTCGGGCAGCGGCACGACGATCACCATCCCGGTCTTTGAAGACAAGGACGGCGGCAAGATTGTCAATTCCGCGAAAGATCCGCTGGAGGGGGCCGAGCGAGAGTCGAGCGAGTTCACGCTCAACCTGACCAAGTGCTACGCCGACCTGTCCTGGTCTCCGATTGCCGAGTCGCAATCGAACACCGTGAACAGCTCGACGTGGAACGGCTCGCCCGCCAGGACGTGGAAGGTGGCGTTCAAGAGTGCTTCCAAGAAGGAGGCCACCTCAAGCTCGGCCGACACGACCCAGCCATACTGGGAGACCACGTGGGAGTTTTGCTACCGGGCGGAAAAGTGGGACTACAAACCGTGGGATGTCGGGTTCAACCAGCTCGTCGACTCGTCGGGCAATCCGGCAGCCAACGGGTCAAGTCGTGCCGCCGTTCTGGGGGCCGACAAAAAGCCAGTAAAGGCACCAGTGGCGCTGTCGAGCGGTGGCGTGGCCAAGGCTGCTGGCTCGGCCCCCGACGCCCTGACGTTCAAGCTCTACAAAGAGACTGACTTCTCCGTCTTTGGGACGCCGAGCTAATGGCCAAGCCTCCGCGACAATCCGGGCGGAAGGTGACCTTCACGCCGGAGGCCGCCCAGCGGATCGCTCGCGCCGTTGTCACAGTTGAGAAGGGCGACCGCTCGATCGCGGCAGCAGGCCGACAGTCGGCCGCCGGCGACGACGGCATCGTCCGCGGTACGTTCACTGCACCGTGGGATAAAGGGAGTAACAAGACGGTGACGGATGCCACGCTATCAAGCGTCACGTATGAGGGCGTGAAGAACTACTTTGCCACCGTAAGCGGATCTGGCAGTAAGAAGTGTGCGATTGCCTACGTTGCCGGCGAATGGATTCTCATAGCAGCGGAGTGCGGCTAATGCTTGGAGCAAGTTGCAGCCCGTGCTGTGGTGGTGGTTGTAGCTGTGAGATAAAACCGTCGTCAATGAAGCTAACCACACCAACGGTTGGCCGACTAATTGACGAGCGGCTGCTATATGTGGTGGGGCCGCAGGTTGGAACACCTGCGCCGAACGGATTTCTTTTTGCAGAGCCAGCCAATGTTGATGCCGCAGTAATGCTTAACTTTGTTCGAGGCATCGGAAGCGCTGGGTTTGGGTCTACGGAAGTTGTTCTGACGCGCGACGACTCAGTCGCCCCGTACAGTGGATTCGGGTATGCCTACGACGGCGTTCCTGGAGTCGCCAGCGGCAGTTCTCGAGCGTTCAGGTTTTTCAATTTTTTCGGAGGCCCCAGTGTAGATGTTCCGAATTTAACCACGACCTGTATGTCGCTCAATGCGAGGGTGTTTTTGTATTCCGCTTCAGATGGGCCATCGGTAACCACCGACTCTACGGAGCCGCAGCAACGCCCGTGTGTTCGCATTGGTTTCTATGTATCAGACACGCACAGGGTCAGTGCGCCATATGATCACATCGTATTTACGAGGGTCGCGTCGTGCGATGGACTTAGTGCTGTCCAAACATTTCTGGAGCCTAACGACTTTGGTACTGGCAGCAGAGTATTCCGGCCACCCGCTGTGTGCATTCCCAGGTTCTTGAACATTCCTGTGTTTGGAAACTCAAACAGTTACTACTCAGACACTACGTCGGCCACGCCTCTTACTGGAGACACGATGGGGTTCTGGTATTACGGCGTTTCTCTCGACAGCCAATGAATTGCACGTTTGAAAGCGGGTCGAGCTCGTGTTCACGATGCGGCATTGAGTCGCCTTGGCCTGGCGTTCCGAGGATGTGCCGATCTGCCCCCGGCTTCCTCAATGAGCCGCAGTCTGTCGCCCTGCCCACCCACGGCCCTGGCGCCGAGCTTAAAAAGCTCCTCGCCCACGTCGGCATCACCGCCACGCCCGACTGTTCCTGCAACGCTCGCGCTGCCGAGATGGACCGCCAGGGCGTCGAGTGGTGCGAGGCCAACATCGACACCATCGTGGGCTGGCTCCGCGAGCAGGCCGCCGCCCGCGGCCTGCCGTTCCTCGACATTGCCGGGCGGCTCTTGGTGCGGCGGGCGATCGGCAATGCCCGGAAAGCCGCTGCCGGCGGATAACGCAGACTTCAACGATTAACGCCCGCAGCCACAATTCAGAGCCTGACCCCACCGCAGGAGCGCAGGCGTGGCCACAGAGTTCGTCCAGACACCGGCAGAGATGTCGATCGAGTGCGTGGGGGGCGACGAGCTCAACATCGGCTTGGCGTTCACCTCGGGCTCGACACCTATCAACCTGACCGGCTACACGTTCGAGGCCCGCGTCTATCTGCCAGTGTTCTCGAATCCCAGCGGATCAATGGCCGAGGGGGCCTACACGGTCGGCACAACGGCCGCCGCGTTCACCGTGTCGGCTGTTTCGCTTTCGGGCGGAACAGTAAACATCGGGCTCACTGAATTGCAGACGTCGGGGCTTAGTGCGGCGGTTGGCTACCGCTGGTATTTCCGCTGGACCGACACATCTGGCGTAACGCTGACCGTTCTATCGGGACCGTTCACGGCGAGGGCACCGTGAGCGTAACAGTCACCGTCAACGGCAAGAGCGGCCCATCGGTTGTCGCCACGAGCGGCGACACGATCTCGGCGAACGTGACGAAGAACACCGCCGTAAACGTCTCCGCGTCGGCGGCTGCAGCACCAGGCGGAATCGGACTGACAGGGCCGCAGGGGCCGCCCTCTACGACGATCACGGTCGGAAACGTCTCGACGCTCTCCGCCGGCAGCTCGGCCACGGTGGCCGCCACCTCGAGCAACAACGGGGCCAACCTGACGCTGGCGTTCGGCATTCCAGCCGGGGCCACGGGCTCCAACGGCATCACGCCTACCATCTCGGTCAGTGCTTCCACGCTGTCGGCTGGATGCCTGGCGACCGTCGCGGCCACGTCGAGCAACGGCGGTGCCAACGTCGCCCTGGCGTTCGGCATTCCGCAAGGCGCGACCGGTGCTGGCGGATCAAACCTGACGCTCTCCGACGCCACGCCCGCGAATCTCGGGACGGCGTCAGCTGGCAGTAGCAATCTGGTGGCGAGAGCGGATCACGTCCACTCGCTGCCGGTGATCGCCTACAGCAACCTTTCGGGCGTGCCGGCAAACTTCCCGACAAACACGACGCTTGTGAGCGGACTGAATGCGTCCTACTCAGGAATCAACCACGGGCACAACTACGTCACCAGCATCAACGGCATTGCTGGAGCGTTGACGCTGGCACCCGGCCCCAACGTCACGATCTCGTCGAACAACCTGACGCTGACGATTGACAGTATCGGCGGCGGCATCAGCCAGAATGATTCGATTGATGGCGGCGACTACATCGGGCAGATTCTGGGCGGGATCACGTTTGCCACGCAGCCGCAATCGCAGACGCTGACGCTGGCGGGATTCTCGCTCACGTTCTCGGCACTGAACGTGACCGCGACGGGCACGCCCAGCACATGGCTTCCAGACGGCGGCACGTTCGCCCTTAATGACAACTTATCACCAGCATCAACGCTCGGCGCGGTGGCATTCAATAGCGGGCTGCTGGCGAACTATCGCAGGCTTGATGCGAACGGTACGCAGTATGCCGCTCTGTTGTCCTCGACCAACAACGGTGCGACTTGGACTGAAGCACTGCTGCTTGACACGGGTGGCGGCTTCGGCGCAGGCGCATTCGATATCTCTAGAAAGATATCGCTTGCAAGCAACGGAACGCGGACGCTGATAACCACGGGGATCAGTCGCGCATTCGACAGCCAGGTGGCTAACGCGGCACTGGTAATGAGGCGAGTAGACGGCAGCAATCTCAGCAACGCAGTACAGACGACGCAGCAGTACGCGCAAGTGGTGTATCTGCCGTCTGCGCAGCTGTTTCTAGCCATTGGGTTTTCAGGAAGCGCAATCTACCGATCACCCGACGGCGTTGCTTGGACGGAAATGGCGATTGGCGTTGGCGGCCCGCGGGCTCTGCACGTCGTCAACGGCATTGCCGTCGCCATGCTCACAACTGGTGCCGTGCGATCAACGGACGGCGTGCAGTGGTCCTCTACGACCGTATATACCGACGAATACGGCACACCGGGCTATCAGTCGTCCGCAAGCAGTGCGACGCGAGTCGTGTGGATCGACAGTTCGGGCGTTGCCAGGTGCTCATCGGACGGATCTGCATGGGTGGCATCGTCCTCGGCCTCATTCGCCTCTCGCGTCACCTACGCTGCTGGCGTGTTCTGGGCGTTTTCGGGAACATCGTCTAGCACTGCACACACGTCGCCAGACGGCGTGACGTGGACTGCCCGCACGCTGCCCGCTGCCAGCAGAGTCGTTGACGCTGCTGCGGCTGGTGCGTCTGGCCCTGTCGTCATCCTCGGCACAGCGCCTGCGTTGGCAACGGTGAGCGGTGCGACTGCCAGTGCCAACCTCAGCGTATCCGCAACGTCTGACGGCGGCGCTGCCGTCTCGTACCAGTGGCAGCGTTCGCTGGACGCGGGCACGACTTGGTCGAACGTCGCAAACGCAACCACGTCGTCGCTGTCGCTCAACCTGAGCACCGCAGACAGCGGTACGCGGTATCGAGCGCTGGCGAGTGCGACAGGCGCAAGCACGCTGGCGAGTCAGTCAGCAATTCTCACGGTCACGGGGTAAGAAATGCCAAACAAGATCAAATTGCGCCGCTCCTACACCGCCGGTGCCGTGCCGCTGACCAGCGACCTCGAAACCAACGAGTGTTGCATTAACTACGCTGACAACAAGCTGTACGTGAAGACGCCCAGCGGAACGATCCAAGCAATCACGCTCGGCGGTGGTGGTGGCGGCTCGGCTAGCATCGTCACCGCAGCTACGGTCTCGGCGTTACCTGGCACGGGGGCCAGCGGCGTAATTTATGTGGCAACGGACACATCTCGCGCCTACCAATGGCAGGGTGCGTACATTGAGTTGGGCGTAAGTGGTGGTGGTTCCGGTGGAGACGCCACAGACACAGTGCTTCGTGCATTGTTCACGCCCGCCGCACCGACCGGCGTGACGGTGGCAGGCGGCAACGCGCAAGCGACCGTGTCGTGGACTGCGCCAACTGGCGTGATCTCGGCGGCTCCTGTCACCGACTATGTCGTGCAGTTCAGTTCTAACAGCGGCTCAACGTGGACGACTTTCAGCGACGGCACCTCAACTACTGCGTCTGCGGTGGTGACGGGGCTGACCAACGGCACGGCATATGTGTTTCGCGTAGCCGCAGCGAACAGCCTCGGGCAGGGTGCGTTTTCGTCTGCGAGCGGTGCTGTGACTCCTGCCGCAGGCGACATCATTCAGACGACGGCTGGCTTGTTTGCACGGTACGACGCATCGGAATCCAGCACGCTCTACGGGTCGGTGTCTGGCGGATCAGTCGCGTCCGCCGATAGCGTCGTCAAGCGTTGGGAGGATCGGTCTGGAAACGGCCGCCACGCTACGCTGCGAGCGGATGCAATCGATGCGTCCTACACAGGCCCGACGCTGAGATCGTCTTTCCAGAATGGACGGTCAGTTCTTCAGTTCGGCGTTGATGGCGGCGGGCTGATCGGGCTCGGCCTCGACGGCGTCGATGGAATGGGCCTGACGTCGACCGGCGGCACGATATTTATCGTCGCCAAAGTAGACGCCAACAGTTACGGCGCACCGCTTGCCAAGGCGCAGGGGTCTTATCGTGGGTGGTGGTGGCAAGTCAAGCACGAGTACGGCGCGGCTTTTGTGTGGCAGCAGAGCGGCCCCGTGTTCTCTCAACTTTCGGCATCGACTGGCTACAACAACATTTTTGCCGTGATTGCAATGTCGATGCCAAACGGCAACCTTCCATCATCAGTGATGTACGTGAATGGCACGGCTGTCTCGACGTCGTATTACGCAGATGGTGGTGGCATTTCTGTTCCACCGTCAGGCAGCGACCGATTTACTATCGGCTACGCCAACCTTGGATCGCAGTCAAATGATTTACGATGGAAGGGGCATATCTGCGAGATCGCTCTGTATGACCAGCAGATTTCGTCCACTGCTATCGGGCAGATCAGCACGTTTTTGAAAACGAAATGGGGTATCGCCTAATGCCACTCTCGCCACCAGCATCCCCAACAGTCGGACAGACCTACGCTGCCAGCGGGCGAACATGGTCGTGGACAGGGTCAGCTTGGGAACTCGTCGCATCTGCCGGAACCTCCGACTCCCGGTGGGACTTGTTTCTGCCAGCCGCGCCAACCGGCCTCACTGCGACCGGAGCCAACGCGCAGGCAGCACTGACATGGACGGCACCAACAGGCGTGATCGCGCAGGCACCGATCACTGACTACACGGTGCAGTTCAGTTCTAATAGCGGCTCGTCTTGGACGACCTTCACACGGGCTGCATCGACGGCAACGAGTGCGACTGTTACATCGCTGACCAACGGCACGGCGTATGTGTTTCGCGTGGCGGCGATTAACGGCATTGGTAATGGTGCTTATACGGCAGCGAGTGGCAGCGTCACGCCAAGTGCGTCCAGCCTTACGGTCAGTCCATCCAGCGGCACCGCCGATATCGGCACAGCTTACTCATGGAGCGGCGCAGGCACGGCAGCAAGCCCTCTGGAGACTAGCGATGCCGCCTCGCCTAACGGAATTACGTGGACTTATGGAGGCGGCGCAAACACTTATGACCTCTGGCAGTTTACTTGCGGGGTTTCTGGCACTCTAACATTTGAGCTTGGTGGCGGTTTCGATGGTGACGGCGGCGCTGAGCGACCGAGTTTTGAGCGATACCTCCGCAACGGCGTGCAGTCTACGACTTTTGTTGGTGGTACGACGAATTTGGGGGATCATTACATACGCAGGTCTATAAGCGTCTCTGCTGGAGATGTTATACGACTTGGACGAGCCTCGCCTTTCTTCGGGTTTGCAGGCAGCGAAACGCTAAAAGGAAAAATCCGGCTTTGGATTTCATAGCCCATGCGCAGCCTCATTGAACTTCTAGTCTGCGGCACCATCGGCAGCTACTGCCTGTGGCGTGCTGCGAGCGTGTTGCCGCGAGCCCTTGCCGAGGCA